GGTCCGGATATGTGTCTGCACCTGGCAGAGGTCATCCAGATCATCGTCCCGTCGTACCATATCCCGCGCAGGATTAAAGGCGTTAGCCGCCACCTCCACGGTCGGGGCCAGAATGGTGTAGCCCGCCGCCTGCCGCCAGTTCAGTAACAGCGCCGTCATCATGATCCCGGCAGCCAGCGTGGACTTGCTGTTTTCTTGGGGATAAGGATAAAAACTTCCTTGATATGGCGTACACCGGTCTGCGCATCGTAGGAGCCAAACAGGGCCGCCACCAGGTCAAACACCCACTGTGCGCAGGACTCCCCGAACGTCGGGCTGCCCGGTGCATCCACAATCCGCAGTTGTTTAAAAATCGCCAGTGCATGTGCAGCCTGATCCGGATAAATCGGAGCCGGAATAATCGACAGCCCCTTTTTCAGGCGCTCTGCCCAGTCCGGGCAGGCCGTGCTCCACACAGGTATCATCCGTTGCCCTCATTATCATTATTCACCACCAGTCGGGGTGGTGGTGGCACAGCAAAACGGTTAGCCGCTTTTTTCGCCGCGTCACCTTTTGCCGATTTTTTACCGGCATCCCCTTTTTTGTGGTGCGTGAACTGCGCCAGCTTATAAGCCGCATCCAGCGCCAGCCTGGGGTCGGTATTAATGTTCTCCACCAGAAGACGCCCCATCGCTTTCACCGGATCGGGAAGACCGTCCTCCATATACTCAATACCAGGAGATATCACCACGGGCGGTGGCATCTCCGGATTTGTTTCGTCCGGCTGTGGTATTGCAGCCGCCTCACGGCGACGGGGTTTATCCTCCTGCTCTGATTTTTTCTGCCGGTAAACAGGAACCTCATCCACCTCCACCGTCTCGCACTGTTTACGGGCTATAAACGCAAGCACCTCCGGATCTTTTGCCAGCTGCGAGCCTTTAACCCTGGCTGTCTTCGCCGAATAACCGGCGGCAATGGCTGACGCTGTTTTGTTTTTCCCGGACATGAGCGCCAGCGCAAATTTTCGTTTTTGCGTTGTCAGCACAGCCTCCTCCCGGGTCCAGAACGCACTCAGCCGGGTATGGTTCAGCCATTTTTCCCGGCGTCTCATGCCGCAAATGTTAACTGCTGCCTGGTTAACATTTGCTGAAAAAGCCTGTTAACATTTTTTCCACGCAACAAACTGAATAATAAAGATAAAAACCGCAAAAATGCCCGGATAGCCAGTTAACATGTTAACTGCCCTGAAACGGGAATTTTTTCTCTGCGTGAGAGGGGGCGCGGTGTCCAAAGCGATCGTTTTTTACGCCGGATGATACCCCCCCGGGTCGGGTTACTGTCCGATGATGTCGTCCGCTCTGTCACTACCTCCGGACACCTCCGGCAGCGTCGGGTCCGGCATACCACCCGCCGCTTCACGAGCAGACCTTTGTCGATGGCATTCGGTACAGAGCGTCCAGAGATTCGTCTCCTCATTACCACCACCGAACTGAAGTGCAATTCGGTGATCGAGTTCACTGTCACAGAGGTCAACCACACGACCACAGAGACAGCACTGCCCGGCATCCCTGAGCCAGATATGACGCTTGAGGGAAACACGTGCACTGCCACTGACACGACGCTGTTCACCCTTCAGAATATTCACCCGTCGGGTATTCAGTGTTTTGATTCTGCTCTGGAGTGTACGAAGCTCAGCCATGTAAAATCCCCGTCATATGGCAATCAGTAAAGGAAATAAATATGTCATCGAAAAACCGGACCCGTAGAACCACAACCCGCAATATCCGTTTCCCCAATCACATGATTGAACAGATCAACATCGCCCTTGAGCATAAAGGGTCCGGTAACTTTTCAGCGTGGGTTATTGAAGCCTGCAGGAGAAGGCTGGCAACAGATGCAACGCATCTGCGTCCGGCCAGCATGACAAATACGAGAAATGAACGTTCGGTTACAGGAGCACGGTACCCACTGTCCTACCAACAATATTTCATCTTCATACTCGGCGGAACAAGACTTACCCAGCCGGGATGTACAGAATAACAACAGAGTGATAATTAATTTCTGATGAAATAATCAGGGTGCAGAAGGACTAAAGATAAACGTTTTCTTCACGCCTTTACGCGGCCTGTCCTTCTCAAATCGCCATTTTGCCATCGCCTTTACAACCTGCTCATCAAACAGATGGTGCGGCTCTGAACGGATAAACTCAATTCGGGTGACAGTACCATCAGCACCAATATCAAACTTCACATCAACCCGTCCCTTTATATAATTTGCTGCTGCATAGGCCGGATATTGTGGTAATGCCTTAACCAACTGTCGGGGCATATCTGTTTATGTTGCGTACAGCCCATAACCAGAGAAGACAACAAATAATTAACGGAAGATTTCTTTCATTTCATTCCCGGCACAGATAAGAATAAGTCTTATTCTAACAATGCCACCCTGTCGGTCATCAATCCTCTGCTTAATGGCAACGACAATTATCCGACTTAAATCACAAATCAGACACATGACATAACAGAGCTTGCGAGGTAACACATCGTCCGGTTTCTTCCACCATCGCACCGGACCAGCGACCATGAGGGGACAACGCCGCGCTCCGTTAACGCGGTAAACCCCGGTGTGTATCGTTTTTGATTATCCCCGCACACTCGCGCAGAGGAGTCTCCCGGTCGGGCTGCGGTCTCTGTTAATGCAGGAATACGGCGACGATACGGCGCATAGTTATGTCAGGCTGAAATGCCTTTATCAAATCCGGGTAACGCAATCTGCCCCTGCTGCTCCAGCCTGTCCAGCCTTGCCAGCAACTGAGGCTTCTTCACCCTGCCCCAGCGATTGAGCAAGCGACCTGACATACTGGCGACATCTTTCTCTTTCATGTATTCCAGCATGACTGCATTTCTCTCAGCTTCCAGGTGTGTTTTTCCCTGCATGATAAGTTCTGCCATCCAGTTGAAAGCCTGGATGTACGTAACCTTTATTTGCATCGCAGTCTTACCAGTAAACCCCATAACGACCAGCATGTAACCGTCTTTCGTCATGTTAAACATTGGCTGGACATCACCATTTTTATCAATAAAATCAGTAGGCTCAAAATTGAGCCGGGCAAAATCATCAGGACATTCAGAAATGGTTTGCCTGATCTTTCTTAATACGTTCTTATGACTCTTACCAAAAAATTCCGCCACTTTAATACTCGTGGTCAGGACAGAGCCTCCCACTACCATAACCATGTCACGAAAATCAATGCCGTTAACAACGGTAGAATATTTCATAGCGTGTACCTGCTCTTTGAAATGAACCTTTGCCGCACAGGAAACCAGCCCACCGAGGCTCGCCAGCACTAACTGGTATCCTCAAAGGCTCATTCCAAAGGGGCAGGTTCGGTGGTTATCATGCGCTGCGGTGCGCGGTGAAATTCAGATATGAAAAAGCCAGCGATTAAGCAGGCTCTGTTAATTCAGGCACTGAGTGCGGATATATTCCTGAAGCGTTCTCAATGCGGCCTGATCGCTGATGATTCCGTCTCTGATACCGAGAACGTTTCGTCCAGCAACTGGAGAGAGTTCGACGGAGGCATCATTGCCCACGCCGGAGGTGGTGGGGGCTTCACGCACGGAGCCTGGACAGGTGGCGTTGATCCGCAGGCGCTTACGACCAGCGGCAACATCAGCACGCAGAGTTTCATTTTCAGCTCTCGCATCGGCTAATTCCCTCGAGTATTTTGCATCGAGCGCAGCAACATCGCGCTGGCGCACCTGCATATCAGTAATGGTTGCGTTTGCCTGCTCCAGCTCTCTGGCTTTTTTATCGCGCTGCGCTTTGTAGGTGATGGCGTTATCGCGGTAATGATTCAGCCCCAGACTAAGCGCACCACAGACCACCAGCAGAATAACGGTAAACGCGGAAAGCATTCGGTTTATGCTCACTCCAGCAGCCCCGACGAAGACAACATCATCCAGCCCATGGAAAGAAAAAGAGCAACCAGCATTAGTGAAAATGAAATGCCGACGATTACACAGAGGATCTTCGCCAGCATTATGAGTTTGTCTGACATGCTTAATCCTCCCTTCACGATTTCAACGCAATGACCAGTTTTGCCAGCCCATACAGTATCGGAGACACAGCGATACCGACCGCCACCCACTTAATAGCAAAAGCCAGCGCTCTGCTGATGTCATCACTTACTGGCGCTTTCAGTTCAAGGCCGTTTTTCATAGTCAACCTCAACAGAATTCGTTTATACTTTTCCATGTTCTCCCTTGCCTTATCCAAGGTCAGAAACACAAAACCCCGCTTGCTGCCAACAAACGGGGTTTTTACTTTTATTCACTTAGGTTTTGCCAGTTCGCAGGATTTCGTGTTATCCGTCCGCGTTGGCCAACGTCATTTTTCAGCAAAATATTCTGCTTATCTGTCGATACCCCAGCACGCCAGCGCGCTCTCCTGGTCACGACGGGATACCTGACCATAACAGTTATTTGAGCGGATACGGCAGTCTCTGCCACCGTCTTTAATCCACCAGCGAATCGCCTCGCATGCACCCCGGCGATCGCCTGCATTAATTCGTTTATAAAACGTCGACGGGAAACACTTACCGGGGCCAATGTTATACGGGCAGAATGACGCGATCCCCGCTTTCTGGGGTTCAGTCAGTGGCACTTTGATGTTTTTCTCCACCCATGCCAGCGCCTTATCACGCTCAATGGCGTTAACCCGGTCGCATTTTTCCTTCGACAGCTTCATGCCAGGAATAACAGGCTTACCATCCACCCGGGTGGCTCCACGGCAGATGGTCCAGATACCCGCGCCATCACGGTATGCCGTGGTGTGGTTGCCTTCTTTTTCATCCAGAAACTGGTCGAGGATTTCAGGCGCAGAAGCCCCTGCGGCAATCAGCGCCAGAACGGCAGCCGACAGGCCGTATTTGATTTTTGCGTTCATGGATATTTATCAGGATTTATAGCTCTCTTATTCCTGGATATGTCAGATATATAATCCGGTACTCACGATGAATATAATCAACAGGCACCAGGACACACCCGGTAACAACAAATGAGATTTTATAAATGAATAATAATGACAACAATTTACGCAAAGAGTTTTTGCAGATAATGAACGAAATTGTTAAATCAGAATTAAAAGCGCTTATCCCGGATAACAGCGAGGCCACTCAGGCCATTCTCTCAGAGCCTTACGGCATGCTTTCAACAGAAACTCTGGATATCATTATCACCACATTAACACCATTGATGCTTCAGCATCTGAAGCACAACATTAACAAATGGTTTAATGACGAACTCAGTCACCCGGGTTGTTCATGGGATAAAAACTTTGCCTGTCTGCAAAAAAACGGCTCTTCAATAAACTATCGCTTAAGTTCAGATAACCTCTCCCCAAACCGCCCTTTCAGATAAGTCAGTCCGGGATGAAACCAGTAAGCCGGCACTTTTTTAAAGGGCGGGTTGTCAAACTCACGAAGAAGAGCCTCCCGCACAACTACATCCTTGTCAGCACCACAGGCAAGTGCTTCAATCTCTGCCGCCAGCTGCAGATATCCCATGCAGCGACCAATGCGCTGCATCAGCCCCTGCTTTTTATTGTTCTTCATGTAATCAATGGCAAATTCAATAAGCGCCTCACTGTGCTGGTGCGATGCTGGTGTTACTTTTCCATCTTCACTGATCGTGATATTCCAGTCATCGCTTGTCACAATAAAAGATGGCCGATTACCCCCCCATTCCTGGTCTTTATCCGGTGCAGACGCAATAAAATAACGTTTATTGCCTTCCTCTCCGGCACTTTTAACCGTAATGGAGTACTTTTCTGACAATGCGGTCGGTAAAAACTTTTCCTGCAAAATATTCGCAAAGATCCTGCGAGCAATTTTGATGCAATCATCGTAAAACGCCGCAAACTGCTCATCGCGGCGTTTGTTTGCATCTTCAGAAGGCATCAGCGCCGACAGTTTTTTATTCAGTTCAGCAATTTCATTTTCCAGACGACTGAAGCGCTGATTCATTTCTTCATGGTTCATCACCTACTCTCCCCGTGCCGCCTTACGCCGGTCCTCTCTGATTTTGAAATACAGGTTCGTCAGATATGTCAGCAGCCCAAACAGCAGACTCCCCAGCACGCCTATTGCCGCCCACTGAGACGGGGAAACCCTGTCCAGCAACTGCAGGAACCAGTAGCCCGTTCCCACCGCTGACGTGGTGTAT